GATAGAGCCAAAGAAGATATTATAAAATCAAATGAGAGAGATAGACACTCAGGCACAGCACCTGTAACAAGAATTGACTACGGATTATATTAATGACTACATGGACTATAGTTTCTACAAATTCTACAACATGGAGTGTTATACAAAATACATCACAAGGGTATTTTGAAACAGAAGATAACTTAGATTTATTAGTAACAGAAACAGGATTACTGTTTCAACAAGAAGGGGGAGTTGTTATAGCTCCTGATGACTGGCAAGATGTTCCAGCTACAGCAACTACAACATGGACTGAACAATAAATGGCAACACAAAAATTTAGTGATTTAACAGCAACAACAACCCCTAATACAGAATCTGTATTTGCTATCGCTTATTCAGGTTCTAACTTTAAGTTAACTATTACAGATTTAGCAGCTAACTTACCAGCAGTTACAGCAACCAGTTTAACCACTTCAGGAACTATAACAGGTGGTGGTGGGTTTATCGGAAACCTAACAGGTAATGTAACAGGAGCTGTAACAGGAAATGCAAGTACAGCAACAGCGTTAGCAACAGGTCGCACAATAGGCATGACTGGAGATGTTACATGGACTTCAGCATCTTTTGATGGTTCAGGCAATGTTACAGGAACATCGGCTATTGGCACAGGGGTTATAGTCAATGCAGATGTCAATACAAGCGCAGCAATAGATGCCACTAAAATACACGATGGCACAATATCAAATACAGAATTTGGATACTTAAATAATGTATCATCAAACATACAAACACAATTAGATGCAAAAGCATCATCAAGTTATGTACCTACTGCAATTACTGTTGCAGATGAATCCTCAGACACTACTTGTTTCCCCTTGTTTACAACGGCAGCGACTGGGGATCTAGGTCCAAAGACAGCATCAGGATTAACTTTTAACTCAAGCACAGATGTATTATCAGGAACTTTTGCAGGGAATATTACAGGTAATGTAACAGGTAATACTTCAGGTACATCAGGATCAACCACAGGAAATGCAGCAACTGCAACAGCATTGGAAACTGCAAGAAACATCGGTGGCGTATCTTTTGATGGTACAGGTAATATTGATTTACCTGGCGTTAATACAGCAGGTAATCAGAACACAAGTGGAACAGCAGCTATAGCTACAACAGTTACAGTAGCAGACGAGTCGTCTGATACCACATGTTTTCCTTTATTTTCAACAGGAGCAACTGGAGATTTAGCACCTAAGTCAGGTAGCAATTTAACATTCAATTCTAGTTCAGGTACTTTAAGTTCAACAATATTTGCAGGTTCAGGTTCTTCCCTTACAGGTGTAATTACAGAAACTGCTAGTACAGGGAGTGCCGAAATACCTGTAGGAACAACAGCACAAAGAGATGGTTCACCTGCAACTGGTATGTTTAGATTTAATTCTACAACAACAGGATTTGAGGGCTACGATGGTAGTGCTTGGGGTTCGATTGGTGGTGGGGCATCAGCAGGTGGTGCAATTTATGAAAACACTAATAGCATAGATGCTAATTATACTTTAACAACAAATACTAACGGCATGTCAGTAGCTCCAGTTACTGTAGCTGGGGGTGTTACAGTAACAGTACCAAGTGGTGCTAGGTGGGTAATAATTTAATGACAGTTAAAATTAATGCAGATACATCACATGGATTAAAATTAGAATCTGATACAAGTGGTGCTATAGATTTTCAAAGTGCTGGTGTAACAAAAGCATCATTAGATGCTTCAGGTAATTTAACAGCTAATTCATTTGTAGGTAGTGGAGCTTCTTTAACAGCTTTACCATCTGCTCAACTTACTGGAGCTTTACCAGCTATTGATGGGTCATCTTTAACAGGAGTTGGTGGTGGTGGACTAGCAGTAATAAGTGCAGTCAATGAATATAATGCTAGTGCTAATACAACATCATATTCTTTTACAGGATTTGATTCAAGTTATGATAATTATTATGTAATTATTCATGGCATATCGCAACAAGGTGATGGCGATTTACAAATGAGATTTTTAGATGATGGTTCTGCTCTTACAAATTCAGATTATAGACAAACTACTTTAGGTTTAACGCACAACAATTCAGAAAAAAGAATTACTACAGATGCAGCAGATAAATTTACTCTTGTTGAACAACAAAAAGGTGGCGACAAAGACCCAATGAATGGCTTTATGTATTTTAATAATCCTGCTGGTGGTAGATGGGATTCAGATTCTAATGATTCTAAAGGACAAATATCACCATCATTTGTTTATCAAATAGGTGGAGAGGGTAGTAACGGAACATCAAGAATTGCACAAGGTCATGGATATATTAATGACACACAAGCAAATACTTGTAATGGATTTCAATTGATATTTGCAGGTGGCACAGGTGCATCAAAAATTAACATGACAATTTATGGAGTTGTGAGGGCATAATGGTAGCAATAGTAGATAATAAAGGAACAATTACAACTAGAGAAGAAGATGCTAAAACTTTATCCGATATACAAGCAACTAAACAATGGTATATAGATAATGCTTATATTCTAGGAAGAACAGGAGATACTGGTAGTAACTTTTATGACTCAATAGTAAACCAACTTGATATGTTATATAAAGATATAGATGCTGGTAAACTTGGTGATAACGCAAAAACAGGTGCATGGTATTTGCATATTAAATCAGTTAAAGACAATAATCCAAAGAGTTAGGAGAATAATTAATGGCAAGTATAAAAATAGCAGGTGATACCTCAGGAGAGATTACACTCTCAGCACCAGCAGTAGCTGGAACTAATACTCTTACTTTGCCTACAACAGGAAATATGGTTGGTAAACATTCTATATGGATTCCAGCATCAGCTATGTATCCCAATACAACTAATGGTTGTGCTGCATTAGCACAGGTAGAATTATCTAATGGGCCTGAATTAAAAGTTTTAGATTTTGATGCAAGTGCCGATGAAAACGCACAATTTACAGTAGCATTTCCTAAACTATGGAATGAGGGAACAGTTACTTTTCAAGCATTTTTTACAGTAACAGGCACAAATACTGGAACAGTAGCATGGGGCTTATCAGCAGTAGCTATTGCAGATAATGACTCTATTAATACTGCTTTTGGAACTAACGTAGTAGCAACTGCTAAAGCTCATAGTGGGACATCAAATGATTTAAATGTTTCTGCTGAAAGTGGTGCAGTAACTATTGCTGGTTCTCCAAGTGTAAATGAAACTTGTTATTTCCAATTAATGAGAGATGTATCAGCAGACACTCAAACAGGTGATGCTAGATTAGTCGGTATTAAATTATTCTTTACAACTGATGCTTTAACAGATGACTAGGAGATAAAATGTTTGGTTATAGAGTACTTGGTTTTGGTTCATTTACAAGAGAAGACGCACCTACATTTGAAGTTCTAGTAGTCGCTGGTGGTGGCTCAGGTGGAGCAGATGATGGTGGTGGTGGAGGAGCTGGTGGAGTTGTTCATCACACAGAAAAAGAATTAGATTCAGGAACAAACTACACAGTAACGATTGGTGCTGGTGCAACAGCTAGTCCAAATAATTCAACATTAAACTCAGGTTCTAACTCAGTATTTTCAGACATAACTGCTAATGGTGGTGGCGGTGGAGCTGTACAATTTGTTGCTGCTGCTGATGGTGGTTCAGGTGGTGGAGCTAGAAGAACTACCAATGTAAATAATAACGCTGGTTCAGCAACACAAGGTGATAGTGGTGGTGGAACAGGATATGGTTTTGATGGTGGCTCAACTACTGGTGGATTTTCCAATGGTGGTGGTGGAGCTGGAGAAGCTGGTGGTACTGACGGAAATGGTACTGGTGGCGATGGTAGAGATTTTTCATCAAGTTTTGGAACATCTGTAGGAGCAGATTCAGGATACTTTGGTGGTGGTGGAGCTACTGCTGGAGGAAGTTCCCCTGCTGGAGCTGCTGGAGGACTAGGTGGTGGTGGCAATGCTGTATCAAGTGATTCAGGTTATCCACAAGACCCTGGCAATGCTGGTACAGCTAATACAGGTGGTGGTGGAGGTGGTGCAGGTGACGCTGCTGCTCCTGGTGGAGCTGGGGGGTCTGGAGTAGTTATTTTAAAATACCCTGACACAGTTACATTAACAATAGGTGGTGGACTTACAAGTTCTACATCTTCTTCAGGGGGCTATAAACAAACAGTGTTTACTGCTGGTTCTGACAACATAAGTTTTTAATATGGCACATTACGCATTACTAGATTCAAATAATATAGTTACTCAAGTTATAAAAGGCAACGATGAGAGCAGCGATACTAATTGGGAAGTTTATTATGGCAACTTTCATGGTTGTACTGTAAAAAGAACTTCTTACAATACTTTTGGTAACACACATACTAAAGGTGGAACGCCTTTTAGAAAGAATTTTGCTGGAGTTGGATACACTTATGATTCAACAAAAGATGCTTTTATAGCACCTAGACCAAGTGATACAGAAGAAATTACTTGGATATTTAACGAAACAACTTTCCTTTGGGAGGAATCATAATGGGATTAGAAACAGGAACATATATATCGGACTTAAATAGTTCAAACCCAGTAGCTGGTGACCCAGTTAATGAAGGCGATGACCATATAAGATTGGTAAAATCTACAGTTAAAGCAACCTTTCCAAGTATTACTGGAGCAGTTACTTCAACGCACACAGAATTAAACTTACTAGATGGTGTTACAGCAAATACAACAGAACTTAATTATGTAGATGTAGCAACGCTTGGTACAGTAGAAGCATCTAAAGCGGTAACCGCTGATGCTAGTAAAGATATTACAGGAGTAAGAAATCTAACTGTTTCAGGAACTTTAACTGTTGGATCTAATACAGTAACAACAATTCAAGCCGTATATCCTGTAGGATCTATTTATATAAATGCAGCAGTATCTACTAATCCTGGAACACTATTAGGTTTTGGTACTTGGGTAGCTTTTGGAGCTGGTCGAGTTATAGTGGGTTTAAATGCAGTAGATAGTGATTTTGATACAGCACAAGAAACTGGTGGTGCTAAAACACATACATTGACTATAGATGAAATGCCATCTCATAATCACAGCGTAACAATGAGTACAAGTGATACTGATAATAATAATTTATCAGAAGGCGATACATCAGGAACTTCTAGTTTTACTACATCTTCAACAGGTGGTGGACAAGCACATAACAACTTGCAACCTTATATCGTTGCATACATGTGGAGAAGAACTGCGTAATGGCAACCTTTCAAGTATTAAATCCAAAAGGAATGGTAAAGGATACTAATGACACAGCATTACCTAATGAATTTTTTTCACATACACAAAATGCTAGATTTGAAGATAACGCAGCTAAGAAAATATTAGGCCAAGACCAAGTATTTGGCACACCTTCAGTAGCTCCTTATTTTGCTTTAAATTGGAAGACAGGCGCTAATAGTTATTGGTTCTATGCTGGTTCAGCTAAAATATACAGATACAATGGTTCTAGTCACGAAGATTTTACAAGAGTATCAGGTGGAGATTATTCTACTAACTTGACTGCTTCAGGCAATTGGACTGGTTCTATATTTAATGGACTAGCTATTTTAAACAATGGAGTAGATGAACCACAATGTTTAGCAGATACAGGCGCTAATAAGTTTACTGACTTAACTAATTGGCCAGCAAGCACAACTTGTAAAGTAATAAGACCTTTTGGTAATTACTTAATAGCTTTAAATATGACTGAATCTTCTGTTAACTATCCTAACAAGGTTAGATGGGGAGATGCAGCAGAAAACCTTACATTACCTAGTTCTTGGACAGCATCAGCTACAAACGATGCTGGTTCAGCAACAATAGGTGATGCAGGTGAATTTATTGTAGATGGATTTCCTCTCAAACAATCTTTTATAATATATAAAGAGAATAGTACATACATTATGACTTTTACTGGCGGTAATCTAGTATTTGATATTAAAAAGCTATTTGATGACTCAGGTGTTTTATCAAGAAACTGTGTAGCAGAATTTAATGGTAAACACTTTGTAGTAACTAATGGTGATATTATTATTCATAATGGTGTGTCTAAAGATTCAGTTGCTTCAAATATAATAAAAAGAACTTTATTTTCAGAAATTGATAGCACTAATTATGCTAACACTTTTGTTACTCACAACACGCAAAAAAATGAAATATGGGTATCTTATCCAACAGTAGGCTCAACTTATTGTAACAAAGCATTAATATGGAATTATAAAACAGAATCTTTTAGTTTTAGAGAATTACCTGATATTTTACATATAGCAACAGGAATAGTAAATCCTGGCGTATCTACTGTCGTATGGTCAGGGCAATCACAAAGTTGGGATTCCTACAGCACTACTGAGAACTGGGGGCAAAGAAACTATAACCCTACAGAAACTAGTATACTAATGTCTAGCACAGGAGATACTAAACTCTATAGAGGAGATAATGGGTTTGATTTTGCTGGAAATAACTTTACTATGATTTTGGAGAGAAAAGGATTAACCCTCGATGGTAATACTAATACTGTAAAACAAGTAAGAAAGATTACCCCAAGGTTTTCTAGCACAGGTTCTGCTGAAGTATTTGTAGGAAGTTCTATGACCCCTGATGGTACATATACTTACAAAACACAGCAAACCA